TCAATTCTTCTTGAATTAATTCAAATTCTTCTTTAGTTTTTCTTACTTCTTCTCTGCATCTAGCAATATCACACTCTAAACTATCTAATTTTCTTTCAATTTTTTCTGTATCATATTTAAGATCTTTAAAAAATTTTTTTACTGTCTATTCAATACAATATCTCAAAAAACAAAAACAAATAATTAATATAACTATAAAAATTAATAAATCTGCTATTTTCATTTCTTCTTATTTCCTTCCATCAATTTCATTATCTCTTCAGGAGTTTCTTTAGCATAAAGAATACTGTCATGATTAAAATAAACCTTTGTTAAATTTTCATCTCTCCAAAGAGCTATAATTTTCTTTGCATTTATATAAGTTAAACGCGTAGAACCATCTCCATGATAATATTCATTTACTCTAATCCATTTTTTCATTTGCGGCCGGCGGTCACACGACGATTTATCTAGTTAAATCTAGATTTAATCGGACTCCCGCATACCTCCTTTCTATTTTCTACTCTTGTTTATTACTTCGTCATTTCATCAACTTCTTTATCAGTTGGCTTTATACCTACAATACCATCAAATAGTCTTGTTAAAACAAAATACCAGAAAACTGCAATCGTAAGTACACCAGAAATACACATTGTTACAAGTAAAACTGATAATACGATATTAGTAATTGATTCCATATTTATTCTCCTTTTTTCTCTTGATATAAACCACAAATATCCCCTTCTTTAATAACGAGAATTTTTAATCTCTCACAATAATCAACATTTTGAGAATCGTTATGATTATATAAAAATTTGCAAGAATTACAAAATTTTTTTTCTGTTTTTTTATCTTTTAAGCCTACTGCTGTATCAGCATGAATGTTTCCAGTTGCTTTTCCATTGATAATAACAACCTGGTCAGCTTTTATATTGCCCTTTACATCTCCATAGACAATTACAGTTTGGGCTTTAATATTACTATTGATATTACCACGACTCTTTAAAATATACGTTCCATCTTTAATATCTCTTTCAATTCCTTCAATAGGGATACCATAAAGCATTGGAATTAAATCTACCATTTCTTTTCTCCTTTTTTCATTTCTATAAATATAATACCATTATTTTTTTAAAAAATCAAATAAAAAATCTTTTGGACGAAACTTGACAATGAAAAATTTTTTTGGTATAATAAGACATAAGGATGAGAGAAAGGAGTTCCTATAATGCAAGAAAAAGAAGACAACGTTAATATTTCCGAAGATGACGCTGTAGATCCTCAAAAAATAAAACTTGATTATACGATCTAGTCACCGGTAGAACGTAATGAATTAGTAAAAAAGATTATAGCTTCCTTACCTCCCTAGAAGCTGACAAAACGATATTTAGAAGTATTAGCAGATTATATTATATTTGCTAAAACAAAAGAAGAAAGAAAAAGATAGGATTCAGTTAATACTGATAATAGATTAATTACAATAAATAAACGGTAGACTTCATTTTAGGGATTAGTAGGAAAATTTGAAAATGGAGAAGATGGGGTATATAACCTCTTCACAGAAGATAAAAATATTATCTTTACTCCTAAAATTTCAATTACAGAAGAAGATTTAGAAGAAATTCCAGCCTTACGAGAATTACGTAATGCTATTGAACAGGTTGAAAAGGCTGCAAAAACTGCTCGTGGTAAACGTAAATTTCTTCTAAAAAAACAAATTATATAGATGCGGCAAGACCAGTATGTTATAAAGACATCTTATAAGCAACCCATTTTTTGTCTTAATGCCGTAAAGAATTTCAGCTCTATGAGTTTTGATGATAATATTTCCATATCTTAGGATGGGAAAATAAAAGATAAAAGTTTAATATCTTTTATGAACCCTAAACACATCTCGGCTCTTTTAAGAAATTACTCCCGATTAAAAGAAGATTGTTATGGAAAATTCTATACGGATGGATATTATATGATGGAAGTTTTAGAAGAATTAGTGGACAAAGCTTTAAAAGAAAAATATCCTCTTTATTATAGTTTATTGATATATAAAATAGATGGGAAGTCTAATTTAGAAATTCAAGATTTATTAAAAAAAGAACATGGAATAAGACATTCAGTTGAATATATTTCTTCTCTTTGGCGAAATAAAATTCCAAAATTAATTGCAGAACAGGCCGAAATTGATTTTTTACACTGGTATTATTTAGAAAAAGAAAAAGGGAAATGGAAAAAATGTTCAAGATGTGGTGAAGTTAAATTAGCACATAACAAATTTTTTTCCAAAAATAATTCTAGTAAAGATGGATTCTATTCAATTTGTAAATAGTGTAGAAATAAAAGGAAACGTATGATTCCAAAACCTGAAATTATTAAACGTATACAAATTGAAAATGGAATTGTAGTAAAGGAGGAAATATGGCAAAAAAGAAATGTAGCAAGTGCTAGAGAGTAATGGAAGATTTAAAATTCTATTCTAAAAAGAATGGGGATAAATTTGATCAATGTAAATAGTGCTTAACTATGCATGTTGATAATTATGATGAAAGCACTTTCTTATGGATTATTTAGGAAGCTGATTTGCCTTGGGTTCCAAGTGAATGGAACGCAATTAGAGAAAAATAGTATGCCAAAAAGGGTCGAAAGATGAACGGAATGAGTGTTGTTGGTAAATATTTTTCTAAAATGAGGTTAAATCAGTGGAAGAAATATAATTGGGCAACAAGTGCGGAAGCTCAGGAAGAGGCTAATCTTAATAAAGAATTTAAAGAAGAACAACAAAAGCAGATGGAAGAAAAGTTGAAAGAAGATTTTGAGAAAGGTGAAATTACTTAGTCTCAATATCGAACTTTAGTTTCTTCTGCTTTTCAAAAGTAGCATTAGTATATGATGCGGCCGGCAGATTCTGAAGAGGACCCGGTTGGTAAAGATAATGCCTTTAGAGAAGAATATTTCTTATCGGAATAGGATTTACCCGATCCCGCGGCTGAATTAACAAAAGAAGATAAGCAATATCTTGCCATGAAATGGGGTCGAAATTATAAACCTAGTCAATGGTTGTTACTTGAAACTAAATATACTTAGATGATGAATTCATTTGATATTCAAGATGCAGATAGTAAGAATACCTTAATGTTCATTTGTAAAACATATCTAAAGATGGATGAAGCAATTGATATAGGAGACGTTGAAAGTTATCAAAAACTGTCCCGTGTTTATGATCAATTACGTAAGTCTATGAAAGTAACGGCCGCGCAGAAGAAAGAAGAAAATAATCAATTCATTGATTCAGTTGGCTAGATGGTTGCCTTTTGTTAGAAATATGGTCATTATATTCCAGAGTTTTAGATAAAAGCCCCCCGTGATATTGTTGATAAAGTTATAGATGACATGAAGGGTTATAATAGAACACTAATTTATGAAGATAAGGCTCTTGCTAGACAGATTGAGGATTATATAAAAGAAGCGCGGGCGGCGGCTGAAAAGAAGAAAGACCGAGATGCTGCTAAGGCAAAAGGTTAGGATTATTATACAGTAACAGATCAAGATATTTTAGATTATAAAGACTTCCTTCGTACAGAAAAAGAAAAGACTGAAATAGAAATGAAGGGAGAGGATAATAATGAGTCTAAGTAACATTTTAGATCAATATATCTAGCATGATACTAAAAAACAAGGCTTATCTGAGGAAAGACTTTTAAGTCAATTAGATAATTTAAGATATATGATTAGTTTTTTTAGAAAATATCCTGACCTCTTGATAGATTATATGAAAGGTCCTGATAGCACTTTTCAATTTTATTTTTATCAAAGAGTCTTTCTTAGAATAGTTATGCGGCATCGGTATGTTTATGCAACGTTCCCTCGTGCATATTCAAAGTCCTTTTTATCAATGATGGCGTTAATGTTAAGATGCATATTATATCCTGGAGCACAATTATTTGTTACTACAGGTGGTAAGTAGCAGGCGGCTAGTATTACCGTAGCAAAAATAGAATAGATATGTAAATTAATACCTGCTTTAAGTAATTAGATTAACTGGAACCGTGGTGTTTCTAAAAAATCTAAAGATGATGTTAATTATGTATTTAAAAATGGCTCTGTTATAAATATTTTGGCTGCTAAAGAGAGTAGTAGAGGACAAAGACGTACAGGCGGATTAATGGAAGAATGTGTACTGATTGATCAGACTGCATTAAACGAAATCATTATCCCCACCACAAACGTTAATAGATTACTTCCTGATGGAACACGACATAGTGAATAGATAATTAATAAGTCACAAATTTATATAACGACCGCAGGTTGGAAAAATTCATTTGCATATGATAAGTTAATAGAACTTTTAATTCGCAGTTTAATATAGCCAGATGAAGTTATGATTATGGGAGGAACTTATGAGACTCCTATTACAGAAGGGCTGCTTGATGAAGATTTTGTATAGCAGTTAAAATTGGCAGGAACTTTTAATGAAGATTCATTTGACAGGTAGTATAGAAGTGTATGGTCGGGAGATGCAGAAAATGCGTTCTTCTCTGCTTAGAAATTCGATAAGTATCGAACACTTAGACAACCGTAGTACGAATATAGCGGCCGCACCAGTAAAAATGCTTACTATGTCATTGGAGTCGACGTAGGTCGTATTGGATGTACAACCTAGGCTAATATTTTTAAGGTGACACCGCAGCCTCAAGGAGTTGCTTTAAAGTCTCTTGTTAATATTTATACTTATGAAGCAGAACATTTTGAATAGCAAGCTATTAATATAAAACAATTATATTATAAATATAAAGCTAGATCGATTGCATTAGATACCAATGGACTTGGTATTGGTCTTTTAGATTTTATGGTAAAAGCACAAGAAACACCAGATGGTTAGTATCTTCCTCCTTTTGGTATTCAAAATGATGATTAGGGTGTTTATAAAAAATATTTTAAAGGTGTAAATGATGTTTAGAAAGATGCTATTTTCCAAATTAAAGCTAATGCTCCCATTAATACATAGGCATATTCATTTGCTCAAACTCAAATGTCAAGTGGTAAGATAAAATTCTTAATAGACGAAGCTGAAGCAAAGGCTAAGTTAATGGAAACAAAACAAGGTCAAAACATGACACCCGATAAAAGAAATGAGTATTTGAAGCCTTTTGTTCTTACTACCATTTTAAGATAGCAAATGTTGAATCTTGTTGAAGATAATGAAGGTGTTAATATCATTTTAAAACAAGAAAATAGAGGTATTAAAAAGGATAAATTCTCTGCTTTTGTTTATGGATTATATTATATTAAACAAGAGGAAGATAGAAGAAAAAAGAGAAAAGGAAGAGATATTAGTAAACTTCTTTTATTTTCTTGAGGACATTTTTTGAAAAGAAAAAATATTATTTTTTTAAATATAAATGTAAAACAGAAAGGAGAAATTATATTTTTATGAGAAGTTCACGAGCAGAAATAAAGATAGAAGAAATTTTGTCAAATGCAGGTCTTAACTTTAAAGAAGAGTATAGTTTTCCTGACTTAATAGGGCAGGGAGGTCATGCCTTAAGGTTTGACTTCGCTGTCTTTGATGATGATGATGAATTGGAATTTTTGATTTAGTATCAAGGAATCCAACATTATAAAGCAAAAAGTATCTTTGGCGGTGTTTCTGGATTAAATAAACAACAATATTATGATATGCAGAAACGTTAGTATTGTAAAAAACATGGAATTAAATTAATATTAATTCCATATTGGGATGAAAGTTTAATTTCATATGATTACATTATGAATAAAGCGGATATTTTTTGATGAAAGGTTAAGGTGACTTCTTTGATAAATAGAGCAGCAGAAATAAGAAAACAAAATTTAATGCTAGAAGGCACCGGCAATGGGAGATTAGATTATTCAAAAATAAGAGTTGGAGCTAAAACACTTGAAGATGCAATTTTAAATATTGGAGAATATAAAAGAATCAATCCTATTCTTGGTGATAAAAAAGAAGTATTAATGGCGATTAATACTGGTGATGTAGAAAGAATGAGATAGATTTCTAATTTCTTTTATAAGACTAGTGGTATTTATTCTCGATTATGCAGATATATGGCTTATTTATATAAATATGATTGGTTTATTACTCCATATATTGAAAATTGTGAAGGTCTACTTGATCAGGATAGCGGCCTGAGTGACGTCGGAGCAGGCTAGACTTAGGCAGATAATAAAGCCCGCAAAAAACAATTTGCTAATTTCTTTAAAGTATTAAAATATTTTGAAGCATTTTAGGTAAAAAGATTTTGTGGTGAAGTTGCTTTAAAAGTCATTAGACATGGTTGTTATTATGGGTATTTAATTCCTAGGCCAAATAAAATGACTATTCAAGAGTTGCCTATTAGATACTGTCGTACTCGTTATAAGGTTGACAATAGACCAGTTGTTTAGTTTAATATGCACTATTTTGATGATCATTTCCATGATGAGAGACAGCGGCAAGCAATTTTAAAATTGTTCCCGCCAGAGTTTAAAAAGGGATATAATTTATATCGTAAAGGTAAGTTAATGCCAACTTTCCCTGGTGATACTCCAGGATGGTATTTATTAGACCCTAAAAGTACAATTAAATTTAATCTTAATGATTAGGATTATCCAGCTTTTATTTCTGTTATTCCTGCTATTATCGACTTAGATAATGCTAAAGATTTAGATAGGAAGAAAATGGCTCAAAAGTTAATGAAGATTATTATTCAAAAAATGCCATTAGATAAAAATGGTGATTTAGTATTTGACATTGATGAAGTTGGAGAATTTCATAATAATGCAGTTAAGATGCTTACAAGAGCAATAGGAGTAGATGTTTTAACTACTTTTGCGGACGTTGATGTTGCCGACATGTCAGACCGAGGCACAACAACTACTGTAGATGAATTAGCAAAAGTAGAAAGAGGAGTTTATAATGAAGCTGGTGTTTCACAGCAACAATTTAATAGTGATAATAATACTGCCTTAAATAACTCTATTCTTAATGATGAAGCATCTATGTATAATCTTTTAGTACAGTTTGAGTCGTTTTTAAATTTGATGCTTGAACAATTTAACAAGTCTCCAAAGAAATGTTATTATCAAGCACAGTTTTTAACAACTACTATCTATAATTATAAAGAATTAGCAAAGTTGTATAAAGAACAGGCGCAAATGGGATATAATAAAATGTTACCTCAGGTAGCACTTGGACAAACTCAAAGTTCAGTATTAGCTAATGCGTACTTTGAAAATGATATATTAGATCTTGTCCGTGTATTTGTTCCTCCGCTTACTTCTAATACAATGAACGCTGAAGCTTTGCAGGCGCGGTCTGCGGCTTCACGCGGAGGCTCGGGTCAAGCAGGAAAAACTCCAGGTCAACCTGGAGAAGGGGCCGGCCGCCCTTAGAAATAGGATAATCAAAAAAGTGAAAAAACATTACAGAATAGAGAAAGTATGTAAGGGGGTAAAATATGAGTTTAGCGCATAAAAGTGTAGCGACAATAAAAAGTCCAGAGTTCATTAATCTTACTCCTCTTGATATTAATCCCTTAATGTCCGCATGTGAAATTAAAGTTTTTTATATTGGACAAAACCGTAATAAGAGTTTTATTTCTAAATAGGTTGCTACTTAGATGGCAAAAACTCTTAGAGGTGCTCCTATTGTTGGGTATTATAAACCAGATAAAGAGGATTTTACAGATCATGGCGAAGAAATAACGATTGATGGGGATGGTGTTCATTTTAAAAATAACACTAAGCCATATGGATTTGTAGCTCCGGATGCAAAAGTCTGGTTTAAAGATTTTGAAGAGGAAGATGATTTTGGAAATTCCATAATTAGAACTTATCTAATGACCACTGGATATTTATGGGAAGGTCAGTTTGAAGAAGTTAAAAAAGTTTTTGAAGATGATGGAAAACCTCATTCAATGGAATTAGATGAAAAAAGTTTAAAAGGACATTGGGCAACAAACCCCAATAATAATATGGAATTTTTTATAATTAATGACGCAATATTTGAGAAACTCTGTATTTTAGGAGATGAGGTTGAACCTTGTTTTTAGGGTAGTGGTGTAACTGCTCCAGATGTTAGTACAACCTTTTCTCTTGATGATAATTTTAAGCATACTCTGTTCACTATGATGGAAGAATTAAAGTATGCTTTAGAAGGAGGCAATACTATGGCAAAAGTAGCTGAAGATTCAGTAAATGAGACTGTTACTACTGTAGAACCTGAAGTAACAACAGAATTTACTGAGAATCAAGTTAATGAGAATGAGTCTTCATCTAGTGAGCAAGCGCCTACTTCAGAATTTAAAAAAGATGATGAAGAGGACAAAAAAGAAAAAGAAAATCCTTCTGAAAATGAGGATGATAAGAAGGATGAAGACAATGGCGGAGGTGCTTCTGGTTCAGATGATGACTCTGCTGA